CGCATGAACAATGGTGGTGAACCTCATCGTCGTGGTGGTTCGTCTTTCGACCAGACGATCAACTTTGCTCCACAAGTGACCGTTGTCAGTGACGGTGGTTCTGATCAGGGTGGTCAGGAGCAGGGTGAGCGAATTGCGACATTGATTCAGCAAAGCTTCATTGAGATGATAGCTCGAGAACAACGTCAGGGTGGCCTTCTGGCATCTACAGCACCTCGAGGATTTGCCTGATGCATTACCAATCGTTTCCAACACAATACACTCACCCAGTCACGGGTGAGTTGTTTCAAATACAGGCGGATGCAGCATCCACAAGCCATACGAGAACGCTTCGGAATGTTGAAAACACGTTTGGTGATGGGTACGTTCAAATTGTCCCACAGGGGATTCAGACGCACGAGGATGAGTGGTCTGTGAAGTTCACGTCTCACAAAGACGCGATTCAGTACCTGTTTGACTTTTTGTCTGACAGGAATGGAGAAGAGCCATTTTACTGGTCACCAAACAACTACCCACAGGGGGTGTCTGAGATTCGGATCACTTCCGGTGGTTCGGGATATACAGCTGCTCCCACAGTTTCTTTGACGGGTGGTGGCGGCACAGGGGCCACGGCTCAAGCTGTGGTGTCTGGTGGTGTGGTCACAAGTGTGTTTGTATTGACGGCAGGATCGGGTTACACATCGAATCCCACAGTGGCCTTTTCCGGCGGTGGTGGGTCTGGTGCTGCTGCGACTGCGATTGCAAGTTTGTTGTGGCGTTCTGACTCGCAGTTGAAACGAAGCGATCTTCGGGGTGATTCGGCGTCACTTTCGTGTAAGTTTATCCGCTGGTACGGGGCAGTGTCGTGAGTCGGTACGAAGATCAGCAGAGCTTACTACCGGGCAGGATCGTCGAGTTGTTTGACTTTGACCTGTCACCAATTCGCGGTGAGACTTCGGTGTACCGGTGGTGCTCATCGTTCAAAGAATCCGGGAATGTTGTGTGGCGTGGGAACACGTACACACCGATACCTGTGGAAGCCTCAGGGTTTGAGCGAACGGGCAAGGGTCAGCTCCCGACACCGATCATCAAGGTTGCAAACGCAAAGCTGGTTCCCAGTGCAATCATTGCCGAGCTTGGTGATCCGCTCGGCGCACGTCTGACACGGTGGCGTGTTCATGAGAAGTATCTGGACGGCAATGACTTGGCCAGCACGACCGACCACTACCCGATTGAAGTTTTCTTGGTCGAGCGAAAGAAAGTTGAGACGCAGGCATACGTTGAGTTTGAATTGAGTTCTGTGTTGGACAACGAAGGCATGATGTTGCCACGTCGTGTGGTTCTTCGAAATGCATGTCTTCAGAGATACCGGATATACGACTCAGGTTCCAGTGCTTTTGATTACAGCAACGCCACGTGCCCGTGGGCGGGCTCGGACAGCGTCCAGGGCGGCACAGAGGGGCCGTTCTATGATGATTCCGACCAACCGGTCACGGATCCATCTCAGGATCGCTGTGGCAAGCGTCTGACGAGCTGTCAGTTGCGGTTTGGTTCGTTGAACAATGCAGATCAGGTTTCTGGCGTATCTGTCATTTCCGGAGGCAGTGGTTATGGTACACCAACCATTTCGTTTGAGGGTGGTGGTGGTTCTGGCGCTGCTGCAACGGCTGTTGTGTCGAACGGTGTGATCACTGCGATCACGCTCACGAATGGTGGCAGCGGCTACACATCACCACCGCTGGTTGTGATAACCGATGGAGATCTGGAGGGTCAGACACCGGGTGGTGGCGGTGTTGGTGGCGGTGTTGGTGGCGGCACAGGAGCAGAAGCTGTGGCATCTTTGAATTCTCCGGGTGCGTTGCCCGGTTGGTTTTTTCCGGGAGCTGGAAGGATACGATAAATGGAATTCCATATTGATGATACCACCAAAGCGGTCAGGTGTTGTGACCAGATAAGCAAATGGGCCAAGAAGCATGCATTGCACGAATACCCGCGAGAAAGTGTGGGTTGTGTTGTCAATGGCGAGTATGTGCCACTGACAAATGTGTCTCCGACACCCACAAAAAATTTTGTGGTTCGTGATTACCCGGAGAATATCCAAGCGATGGTACACAGCCATCCGAACATGCTGCCGGCACCATCTGCCGCAGACATGTCTCAGCAGCAAGCGATGCAGATCCCATGGGGGATTGTCAGTGTAGATGGTCGCACAAATCAGGCATCTGACGTGGAGTGGTTTGGTGATCAGACACCAATCCCACCGTTGGTTGGCCGTACGTTTTTGTCGGGCGTGCGTGACTGCTGGTGTTTGGTGCGGGATTGGTATCGGATAAACTGTCCCGAGATTGGCAACACACTACCACAGCTGCCTCGAGATCACGACTGGTTCAAAAACGGAAAAGACCTGCTGACTCGGCAAAATGTGTTAGACGCAGGCTTTGTGTTTTTGCATGGTCGGGATGATCTTCGTGTAGGTGATATTGTGATGGGAAAAATCGCCTCACGTGTTGTCAATCACTGTGGTATTCTACTGCCCGATGGGTTGGTGTTGACACACTCTGAGGGGCGTCTTTCGCACAAGGAAATTGTGCGTCAGTGGATTCAGAGTGCGGACTATGTGATACGGCATCGGGAATTTTCGAATGAGAACACTGTACCTGCACGGTCGTCTGGCTGAGGAGTTCGGCCACACATTTGATCTGTCTGCCGACACAGTTGCTGGTGTGGTTCGGTTGATGGAGGCCAATTTTCCTCAGCGGTTTTACGACGCATTGAAGGAGGGTTGGTATGTGATCAGCACAAACCATCGGCCCACGGGAATGAGTCTTGATGAGTTGCACATGCAGACAGGTGCGGAAGAGATCCACATTCGGCCCGTCGCCGCCGGTCAGTTCAAAGGATTCCTGGGGCTGTTGGGTGCGGGGTCTGGTGGGTTGCTTGGTGGCGTTTTTGCACCCTTTGGTATTGGTGGTGGTGTTGCAGGAGCTGGTGTTGCTGGCTTGGGTGTTGGTGGAGCTGCTGGGGGGTTTGGATCGATTGCCTTAGGTTTGGGCATGTTGGGGATCCTGATGTTGATCTCCAGCGCGATGGCTCCCAAGCATGATGAGAAGGGTGATCCTGCCGAGCGGCCATCGTTCCTGTTTGATGGTGCAACAAACAGCAACGAGCAGGGTGTTCCAGTTCCGTTGGTGTACGGTAGAATTCGTACAGGTTCTGTTTTGATTTATGGTGGCTTGTCGAGCGAACGACTGATTCGTACCGGCGACATCAAGACAGATGCGGACGCAGAGAAGTTCACAGCGATTACGAAACCAGCTTTGAAGTCCAGTTTTGGTGCGGTGATCATATGAGCATGCCGGAAATCACTGGTTCGGGCAAGGGTGGAAGTCGTCGTGACCCGATTGATCACCCGAACACGCTACAGGCTCGCAGCACTGCCCGCCTGATCGATTTGATCAGCGAAGGTCCGATCTATGGTCTGGTAGAGCAGACAGATCGACTCCGAAGTATTTTCATGGACGACACGCCATGCAAGAACACGGACGGTTCTGTGAACTACGCAGGCGTTGGTGTTCATGAGCGGTATGGGTACTCGGTTCAGGACGTGATGCCAGGGTTTGCGCAGGTTGAATCGGACATCAGCGCGGGTCACACACTGACCACAGTCAGTCCGTTTTTGTTTACGATTTCCGACAGTACTGTGAAGCAGGTTCGTTTGCGTGTTCGGCTGGGTGGGTTGTACAAACAAAACACAACGAACGGCGACGTAGAGCCCGCTTCTGTAGACTTGAAGATCGAGGTTGGTAGTAGTGGAAGTTCTGGTGCGTCTGCTGTTGATCAGCTTCCGTTAACGACGGGTGTTGCTTCGATAACTGTTGTTGACAAGGGGTCTGGCTACGATCCTGCATCACCTCCGACTGTGACGATCAGTGGGAATGACGGCACAGGTGCCACAGCAACAGCAACAGTGAACAGCAAGGGCCAAGTAGTATCGATCACGGTCACAAATGCCGGTTCGGGTTACACAGCACCACCGACAGTGATCATCAGTGGGACAGGTACGGGTGCATACGCAGAGTCCGTTCTACAGACTGCGGGCGGTTCGGGATACACGTCTGCTCCGACAGTGACATTTACTGGAGGCAATCCTGACGTTGCTGCTGCGGCGATTGCTGAGATCGCTGGAGGTCGTGTCACTGGTTTGTTTCTGACAACTGGTGTGGCCAGTGCGGCGATCACAGTGGGTGGGTCTGGATACACATCTGCGCCGACAGTTTCGTTTTCAGGTGGTGGCGGAACAGGTGCTGCTGGGACAGCCACAGTATCCAATGGGTCCGTGACTGGAATTACGATCACGAGCGCAGGATCGGGCTACACGACAGCGCCAACGATCACCTTCACGGGCGGTGGTGGTACAGGTGCAACGGCGGTTTCAATTGGACAGCTGGCTGGTGGATCGGGCTATGATTCTGCTCCCACCGTGACAATCTCCGGTGGTGGCGGAACAGGTGCAGTAGCAATTGCCAAGGTCAGTCCGTACCACATCTACGGTGGGTTGATCACGATTTCCGGCAAGACAGTTGGAGCGTATAAGGAAGCCTACCTGATCGATCTGGAAGAGTTTTCAGAGCGGTTGCAGGCGGCTGGTTTATCGGCAGCTGCATATCCGTTGACAATCCGTGTTAGTCGTGTGACGGAAGATTCACAGCAGGCCACGGTCAACGACACAGTCCAAGTTTCTGGGTACACAGAGATCCAGCCCTACAATCTGACGTATGCAGATTCTGCAGTGATTGGACTTGTTGTTGATGCGCAGAAGTTTGGTGGCAACATCCCACGTCGCAGTTACGACGTAAAGGGTCGGATTGTTCGAGTACCGACTGGGTACGCCGCAGATTCCGATGCACCCACAGCGCGGACTTACCCGACATTCTGGGATGGGACTTTTGAGACGAAGTGGACGAACAACCCAGCATGGATCATGTTTGATATTCTGACCAACGAGCGGTACGGCCTCGGGCTGTCGGACTCTGATGTGGATGTCTACACGCTGTATCAGATTTCGAAGTATTGCGACGAGCTGGTTCCGATCCAGTTGTACGATGAAAACGGCAACCTACAAGAGACGTATGAGTACCGGTATACATGCAACACGACGATTGCGTCACAGCGTGAGGCGTATCAGGTTCTGCAGTCTATTGCGTCAAATTTCCGAGGCATGGTGTACGCATCGACTGCTGGTGTTTCATTTAGCCAAGACCGGCCCAAAGATGCGGTTCGGTTGATTGCTCCAGCAGATGTGATCAATGGTACATTCACGTACAGCAGCACGTCTCGTAAGGCACGTCACAGCGTTGCGTTGATCACGTGGAATGACCCTGCTGACAACTACAAGCAGGCGATTGAGGTCGTTGAGGATTTGGACCTCATTGATCGTTATCAGTACAACCCGATCGAAGCTGTTGCGTATGGATGCACAAGCCAGTCACAGGCTCGCCGAATGGGTCGGTGGATCCTTGATAGTGAGCGATATGAAACAGACACAGTGACGTTTCAGGGCGGTCTTGATTTCATCGACTTGATGCCCGGCGACATTATCAATGTTGCGGATCCCATGAAGCAAAGTGCTCGGCTTGGTGGCCGCATCATGGGTTACGACTTCCCGTCACTGACGCCCTCTGGTGCAGCAACTTCGACAACGACAGCCGGAAGCAGCATCAGTAGTTTGTCATTGGTCGATGACGCAGTGTTCGAATGCGTGGTCAGACTCTCAGCGAACGTCAAACCTGAGGGATGTATCTGGGAAGTTGGTGACTCAACGTCGGGTGCGTACCTTGGTTTCAACGCAGACGGTGATTTGGTACTGCGAGCAGGTTACGGTGGTTCGGACTTTGCGTCATTTCCGGGGCAGATTGCGAGACTGGTTGTAGACAACGAAGACATCCCGACCGGTCGTGAGGCAAAGATCCTTTGCCATATCGACACACTCGGACGTGTTCGCATGTGGATCAACAATCAGTTTGTTGGAGAGGCGTCTACGTCAGATGCTTCTGCAATCAGCCCTTGGGCGAACAGCACAAACTCAGAGTACGGTGGGTCATCTGGAGATATCGTCGCAGGTGAGAGTGGTAATTACGCCAACGACACGAATGTGGAATTGGTCACAGACCTCAGCTACTGGAGTAGTGGAGTTGTACGAACAATCACATCAGGGTTTACGCTCGACGATGAGCCACAGGTGTCCGGATCCGTACTCACGTCAGTCACAACGTACACAGGAGCAACGGGCTCGATCCATTCGGATGCGAAGGCAAGCTTTGAGTGTTCGGTACAAATGCCGAGTTCCGGCATACCTACGGGACTGATCTTCGAGCTCGGTAGTGGGTCCACATCAGCAACAGAAGGAACATACGTTGGTTTCAACAGTTCCGGTGATTTGGTGTTTCATGCGGGTCAGGGGGGCTCTCCAGCGGACACCACAGAGTCCGCTACGATCATCGTCCCATCTACGCAGTTCACGGCAGGCCGAAGATATCACTTGATGTGGGCAATTGACCCAGAACAGGGTCGCATCGGGTTGTGGATAAACTGGCAGTTTTTCTCAATTGCTCAGACCACAGACAGCACTTCGTTCAGCAACACTCAGTTTGCAAACTCGGAGAACGGGGGGTATGGGATTTTGTCATCGACGACCGTGGCAGGTCAGGTGACCAGCGTGTTCAATGGTACTTTTCTGACACCCCTCCGATATTACGAGGGTGAGTCTGTGATGGATGAATCTTCGTCGGAAAACTACGGCAGCATATTGCTCGATCAGGAATACACCACTGAGGTTGGTGATCAGATCATGTTCATGAATCGAGAGATGAACATTGACTTGGTTCCTGTGAAGAGTGGTACGTCTGGCCGACTGTTGACGCTTTTGAGCTATCCCACAAACACTCCGATAGATAATGGCATGTTCAACCTGCAGACTACGTCTGCGGAGCCAAAAAAATATCGAGTGTTGAGCATTCGCGAGATACAACCAAACCGTTACGAGGTGATTGGTCTGGAGTACGACTCGACAAAGTTTGCTCGTGTTGAACAGGGGTTGCTGATAGACAGGCCGAGCACCAGCCTGTTCCCCACGGGAGCCGTAAGTCCTCCATCGGATCTTGCATATCGGGAATCACTGTATCGAACATCCGGCGATGTTTTGACAAAGATTGACCTGAGTTGTGTCCCCTCCACAGACCCACGTGTGAACCTGTACCAGTTTGACATACGGCGTCCGGGTTCTGCAGACACTCCAGATAGTTGGCAGGAGCTGGTAACACATTCCAGTCCCACAGCAGTGATCACCAATGCCGAACCGGGATCGTGGAGTTTTCGTGTTACGGCAATTGCGGGTGGTACGAAGAGCACCACATCATCTCGGGTCGCGTTGGAGAACGTACAGATTTACGGCAAATCTTTGCCGCCAGCAGATGTCACAAATCTGACAGCATCTCGACAGTTCACAAAGGTGCGACTGAAGTGGGACGGTGTATCGGATCTGGATTTGCGAGACTACGCAATCGTCCAAGGGACAACGTGGGATAACGCATCGGCGTTCTATTCGGACAGTACGGACATCACGGTCACAGTCAACACTACAAACGACGTGACGTTTCTGGTTCGTGCTCGAGACACGTCGGGCAATATCAGCGAGAACTCAGCCAGTGTTGTCGCTGTGATGCGATCACTCACAGGTGTGTCCGATTTGCAGGCACATCAAAGATTTGACGCAGCGGCAATCTACTCAGCCAAAGTTGCATTGTCGTGGAGGCCGATCGAGGTTCGTGACGAGGTGATCAGTTACGAAGTACGTGCAACAGACGAGTTGGACGATACACAGCCCGGGGGCGCGTGGGCCGATCTTGAGACGTTGCGAGAAACAAACAGCAGCCGTTGTGACGTGTTTGTTCCGTTGATTTCCGGATCTGCCACCACAGTTGAGATGAAGCTGCGTCCATACATTCAGTTGGAGCAGGGCTCGCGTGTGTATGGCACCGAAAGCAGTGTGCAGATTCTTCTGTATCCCGGAAACGGTACATCAATCAAGACACAAAACGAGCACACGACATGGTCTGCTCTCAGTTCATCAGAGGCGACAGCATTTGTCACAAATGGACGAGCGCCCGATCTGGAATTTCCCAAGAACACTGTCGTAACAACAGCATCGGGTGGTGGTTGGATTTTGGATCCAAATAACCCAGCAATTGATCGTAGCAGCTCTGCCGTGTTTGCTCTGCGGATGAGAGTTTTCAAGGGCATATACCCTCCGACAGGGTGTGTATTCGAGGTGGGCAATTCCACCAAGGGCTGCTATTTAGGATTCAATGCGTCTCACGATCTGGTATTCCGAGCGGGCTACGGCGGGTCGGACTTCAACGCAAACAGCACAGAGATTGCTCGTATTGTGATTCCCTATGCAGACATCCCTACCAACACGGAATTTCAGCTGTTGTGCGAGGTCCGTAACGATGGCGTTGCGTCGGGACGTGTGCGTCTATGGATTGACGGTACGTTGATGGATTCAGACGAAACGACGGACTTTTCAGCGTTCAATGATCAATTGTTTGCAGCAGACGCAGACGGATTGTTTTCTGGATACCTGAGTGGGTATTCAGACGGCATCGTGACGGGCGAAAGTGCAGGCTATGATGGAGTGTTGGACGCTGATCCGAACTCTTCCGCTAAGGAAGTGGAATATGTCACAGACCTCCAATACTGGAGAGCAACAACAGTCAAATCTCCGTTGGATGTTGTAAGTGGTAAGTTGCAGCTTGCAGATGGTCTGACATATGCGAAATACCAGTATGACTTTGACCTGTCGCAGACGTTCACAGGTGAGTTAAACTACGATGTCAAGGCACAGAACATCGCAGCAGGTGAACTGACAATATTTGAGGCACAGTCACTGAGTGTGTATGATGCGGCAAGTGTGCCGATCGTACCAACAACAGAGAACAGCCCTGATCGTCCCAGTCTTGCGTTTTCCTTTGATGCAGGAAGAACCGGAACATATTTGCCACTTGTAAGTGGCAGTATGAAAAGCTTCCAAACCAGTAGCATTCGTGTTGAATTGACACGAGAAGAAAATAGTGCTTATCGTCCCTCGATTTCCAGCCTGACAACAGTAATGGGTAAAGAGTCATGACACAGGGGTGGCAAACATTTGACGATTCGCAGGGTGGTGATTCCGTTCGGCAGGGATTGCTGGATCAGCGTGAACGCACCGCGACGTTGGCCACAAATTTTGCAGGGCCCACAGCACCTTCTGTGTCGCAGGGAATTTCAGTCAGTCCGTCTATCAACATACCCACTGCTGGATCACCGTGGTTCGACACAGCCAATGGCAAATTCAAGATCCACACAGGCACCACATGGGCTGAAATCTGTGTCTTAGGTGTTACTCAGATATCGACTGCTGAGATTGGAACATCCACTGTCACCACTGCAAAGATTGCGGACGACAGTGTGACTGCTGCAAAACTCGCGGCATCTGCGGTAACCTCTACAAAGATTGCAAGTAGTGCTGTTGTGACTGCTGGAATTGCATCATCCGCAGTCACCTCGCCAAAAATCGCGGACTCCGCTGTCACATCAGCTAAATTGGATGCGGCGTCAGTAACAACTGCAAAATTGGCTGACAGTAGTGTGACATCTGCAAAAGTTGCAAATGGTGCAATTGGAACAGACGCACTTGCGTCTTCTGCTGTCACCACGGCAAAGCTCGCAGATGGTTCAGTAACCGCAGCCAAGCTGGCAACAGGTTCACTTGGTTATAATGTGGTTGCTAAAAGTGCAAACTACACAGCAACTGCCAATGATTTCGTGATTGCATCACTATCACAGGGCGTGCCCGGCAGTTGGCAGCTAACACTTCCCACAAACCCTACAACGGGTGACAAGATCGGTGTGTATTTGCTGACAGTCACTGCTGGTGATGTGCTGACAGTTTCAGCATTCCACAACATTGGCTCTGGTGGAACAACCCGTAAGTTGTTTGTGGTTGGAGACAGGCTGGAGCTGATCTTTACAGGGAGCCGGTGGGTGCCAATTGCTGCACGAACAAACACAAGCGGTGCTCCTGACGGTGTTCTTGAGGAGCAGTATTCAGCCGGGACCAGTGCAGGTTCCACAAGTGCTGACACATGGCACACACGATCACTCAACACGATCGTCCGGAACAATGGAACAGCGTTGTCACTCAGTGCATCACAGTTCACTCCGATCCAAGATGGTTGGGTGGAGTACAGCACTGTCGGGTATGCCGTTGGTGGTGGCAAGGCTCGTCTGTACAACGTGACCGACGCAACCACTGTCAGTACTGGTTTGACGTTGGATCACAGCACAACATCAGCGGTCGAGTTGAGTGGTAGTGGTGCAGTCGTTGCAGGCAAATCGTATCGAATTGACATGTGGACAGACCTTGCAAACACCAACGGCCTCGGTCGCGCAAGGTCCGCAGATTCTGGGGCCATAGAGACATTCACCCGTGTACGCTTCTGGCGAGACGGTGGATTTGACATGTGATGGTGCTATCATGAACATGGAAACGATCCTCGAAAACTTTGGCTTTCCCGCATTGACGGTTGTCATGTTGGCCGTTTCGATCTGGAAGTCGGCCATGTATGTTGGCCGCAGATTGTTCGACCCAGACAGTGGGATCGTGACAAATGTTGCGCAGCGTCATATTCTGTTTCTCGACCAGCTCGGCAAAACAACCGATGGTATGCTGGAGGCACAGAAGCGTCATGCACAGGAGATGAGTGAGCAGACCCGTGCGCTCGCTCAGTTGACCTCCCATACACAAATACTTGCCGGGGAAATACAGAGGTTGCAGAATGCCGTTCCAGTTCAAGACCGAGCCCAGACAGCACCAGCGTGAAATGTTCGAATCGACCAAGGATCTGCCCAGTTGGGGCCATCTTTGGGAGATGGGACTTGGTAAGTCCAAGATTGTATTAGACGTTGGTGCATACCAATACCTGCGGGGCAGCATCGACACGTTGCTGGTGATTGCACCAAACGGTGTTCATCGAAACTGGATCACCGACGAAGTTCCAAGGCACTTGGCTGACGTTGGTGAGTATCATGCTCTTTGCTACTACAGCAAAGAGGCTGCGACTCAGCGATGGTTGTCAGTCAAAGAAAAGTTCTTCAAGTCAAAGGGGTTGTTGATTGTAGCCATGAGCTACGACGCACTGCTAACCCCACGTGGGTATGCCTTCGTTGATCGTCTGTTGAATCGCCGTGTAATGCTCGTGTTGGACGAGTCACAGCGTATCAAAAACCCAGACGCAAAACGGACGAAGAAGCTGCTCAGTTTGGCCCCACGGGCTGTCATCCGTCGAATCTTGAGTGGTACTCCGATTACGAATTCGCCGTTTGATGCGTGGTCCCAGTTTGAGTTTCTGCAGACAGGTTTTTGGGCATCGATCCAGTGCCGCAAGTTCATTGCATTCAAACGAGTCTTTGGAATATTCCAGAAGATTAAAGTCGAGCAGTACAGCAGAAGTCAAAACAAAATGGTGGAGCGAGATGTTCCCATTTGTGTTGGCTACCGAGACGTACAGTCGCTCAACCAGTTGATTGGTCGGTTGAGTGACCGCAAAACAAAGGATCTGTGTCTGGACTTGCCACCAAAGGTCTACACGAAGATCTACATCGAAATGACCGCTGACCAGCGGCGAATGTATAAGGAATTGAAACAGAAGGCGTACACATATTCCGAAGACGGTGATCTGATCACTGGTGCTTTGGCGATGACAAAGATGATTCGTTTTCAGCAGATCGTCTGTGGATTTGTTGTCACAGAGGACCAAGAGACTGTAAACCTCGGTGGGTCTACAAACCCACGCATTGCTGCACTGCTGGAAGTGTTGGAGGACTGTGGTGACGAACAGGTCATTGTCTGGGCACGGTTCAATTACGACGTTGACCTGATTAGCAGTTCGTTGGATGCAGCGAAGATCAGTCATGTCACGTACGACGGTCGGACAAAGGAATCCGACCGTGGACCCGCGATTGATCGATTTCGATCAGGAGACGCTCGAGTATTTGTTGCCAAAGCCAGTACAGCGGGTGAGGGGTTGACACTGACAGAGGCAACACAGGTAGTATACTACTCAAACACGTTTCGACTTTCTGAGCGTCTTCAGAGCGAGGACCGGTGCCACAGAATCGGTCAGGACAGGACTGTGACGTATACAGACCTGGTCACATCAGAAAGCATTGACGAGAAAATAGTATCTGCGTTGCGTGACAAAAGAGACCTCGCAGATTTGATCACCGGTGATAGCTGGAAAGAGTGGATATGAGCAAGGTTTTTGTCATACAGCGTAATGACGGTCGCATGGATTTGCGACCTGCCGAGGGATTTGGTGAGATCAGGTTCGTGGTTCCGAAAGAGATCTCGGTGTTTCGAACGGACGCTCTGATCGCCGAGATTGACGCTGGTCTTCAGGGTTTCAACCAAGACAGTGACTATATCATTCCTGTTGGTAATCCAACAATCATTGGAATGGTGTTTGCGATCCTCGGGCAGGAATCTGAAACCATCAACGTGCTGCACTGGACCGCGCGAGAACGTCAGTACGTGCCTTTGAAATTTTCATTGTGTAGTCCTTGACTGTTGCAAGAAAAGGGCTAGTCTTCTGTCCGATAACGAAAGAGGTGATATTGTGTCATTTGATTACGGTGCTGAGGATCCGACTGGTGATGTGAATCTGAGCGAGATCACAGCACGGGTTGTGGAAATGCAGCAGAAAGTGCGTCAAGCGGAAGAGCTTGAGCAGCGTTGCAAAAAGTTGAGGGACCAGATTACACATTTGTCATCTGTGGTCATTCCCGAACTGTGTGAGTCTGCAAACATGTCGGACTTCACACTGACTGATGGCACAAAGGTTTCAGTCAAGAGTCGTTTCTTCGGCAAAGTGTCCGAAGAGAATATGGATGCTGCTCAGCAATACCTTGAGGGTGTCGGCGACGGAGCGCTGATCAAACGCCAGATCTCTGTGGATCTCGGGAAGTGTGATGAAGAGCAAGCTTCACGTGTTCATGAGGCGTTGCAAACTGTGGACGTTGTGGGTGAGGAAAAGCGTAGTATCCACCCGTCCACGCTCAGCAGTTGGCTCACCCAGCAGATGGAGAGCGGTGCTGATATTCCAACGGACGTTTTTGGTGTCTACCGGAAGGTCGAGACCAAGATCAAATAGAGGTGGGCGTGTAATCCACTTCGAATTTTAACCTTGAACGATGAAAGTGTGATGAGCAATGACTGACGAAAATGCGTTGGTTCCGAGCAACGGTCTCGGAATGGTTGTTTCGGACTACGGCGATGAAACTGGTTTTGAAAACCAGACATCGAGTGACATGGTCACACCGTACCTGCAGGTGCTGCAGACAAACAGTCCTCAGATCGATGCGGAGGATCCTGCATACATCGAAGGGGCAAAACACGGCATGCTGCTGAACACAGCAACCGGTGAGATTTACGAAGGGCGTGAGCGTGGTGTGTTGTTTGTCCCTGCGGCTACTGCACACCTGTACGTTGAATACCGGCCACGCGACGAAGGCGGTGGGTTTCTTGGGACGCATGAGGCATCTTCGGACATTGTTCGCAATGCCACAGGTGAGTTCAATGAACTGCGAACGTCAGAGGGCACTGAGCTGACAGAGACGTTCTACATCTATGGTGTGATGGTCGGTGGTGATGTGGAATCACCAGAATCATTGCACGTGTTGGGTGGGATCATCATCCCATTCGCGAGCACGAAAATCAAAGCGTACAAGAAGTGGAACACTTCTGTCCGTACGCACATGGTTTCGACTCCCAATGGCCGTCGGATCAACCCACCGATTTTTGCCAATCTTGTTCGGGTGACTACCGTCCCCGATGAAAACAAGAAAGGGAAGTTCAACAACATTCGACTCGCTCCGGCGGTTGGTACTCTGAAAGACAGTCTGCTCCCACCCACAGGAGAGTTGTTCACAGCGGCCAAGGAATTTGGCCAGCTGGTCCGAGAAGGTGGAGTCAAAGTTGCGGACCCGGCACCAGATGCACCTGTTTCATCTGGTGACGGTGTCGATACACCGTTCTGATGAGCTGGTGTGTTTGAGTCTTGTGATTTGATCATGAACCCACGATGATGTTCCAATCATCGTGGGTTTTTTTTGGGAGTGTGTTATGACATATCTGGTTTTCGATATTGAAACTGTCCCGAACGAAGAGTTGCTGCAAGCTGCTGAGGGAATGACACTGCAAGAATATCGAGAGGCAAAAGAAACTGACTTCATCCCTGTCACCTACGTGAAGCCAGTGTCTATCGTAGTGGGGCGTGTCAATCGCAGCTATGAGTTGGAGGCTCTTGTGGCCCTCGAGGAGGCTGTTCAGCAGCAGGGCACACTATTTGAGTCAGAAGATCCGGAGAAGGCTCTGACAACTGCTTTCTGGGGCGGCTGGGAGTCGTACAACAACAAAGGTTCCGTGACATTTGTCACGTTCAACGGACGACGCTACGACATACCGGTCATGGAATGCTCAGCGTACCGGCATGGGATCTCAGTTCCAGCGTGGTTCAACGTGTATGCAAAGAGCTGGGAGCAGAACCGCAACCGGTACAACATGGGCGCACACTTCGACATTGCTGAGGTATTAAGTTCATTCGGGTCATTCCCCATGGCCGGTGGACTGAACATGCTGTCGAAGGCAATTGGCATGCCGGGGAAGATGGACGTTTGTGGGTCAGCTGTGGAGCAGTTGTACATCGACGGTAAGATCGACCAGATTACACGATACTGCAAATGCGATGTGCTCGACACATACATGGTGTTTTTGCGAACACTACGACTGATGGGTCGAATCAGTGGTGGTGGTCACGAACGCCGTTTGGTTGAACAAGCCATAACACTTGCAGGCACTTGTGGGCTTGAGGAGTATGTGTCAAATGCAAATTAAGTGTAGTTTGTTTGGTGACAGCTGTGTTGAAACGGTCGTTGACCTAACACTTACAACGATACAGGAGTACCCACCACGTGTGAAACGGTGTAATTTTCACACAGGGGAATTTTTTTGGCAGTGTGTGTCTGACGGAGTTATTCGCATTCCGTTGTTTGGTGGTCAGACAAGAGACGGAATTGAGATACATTTCCAGCACGGGGAGCTGTGGGATGGGGCTTCCATACCGTGGTTGTTGCAGTGTATAATTGGCGACCCATTGGACCCGCGATGGGCGACGGCTTCCTATGTTCACGACAAGTTCTGCGTTCAGTCAAAAAACGCTGTTGTTCGGAAGCTCGGGGACGTTCTGTTTTGGCACTTGTTGCGGTGTAACCCAAACATCCCAAAGTGGAAGCAGATAGCGATGTACTACGGTGTACGCATCGGAAGTTTGTGGTCGTACGTTTCGAAAGACTAGATAATGGGCATCAACGCAATCCTTCCCGGCCAAGTGCTGGCAAACGATGCAAGCGTCGGCGACGTTCTTACGGCGCAGGCTGATGGCTCAAGTGCGTTCCAGAGTCCGGCAGGCGGCGGAATTGGCGGCAGCACTGGCAGCACAGACAACGCGATTCTGCGAGCAGACGGCACTGGGGGCAGCACGGTGCAGTCTTCCTCGCCGGTGATTGATGACAGCGGCAATATGGGTGTGGGGTACGGGAATTACCTGTGCTGGTCACAGTCTGCTGGAGCACCAAACACAGGCTATTCGCTCAGATCATCAGGCGTGTATTCAGTTCTCAGGACATATTCTAATGACGTTCTGGGGTTTTCGCATTACGGCTATGTGAGCCTTAGAAATGGTGCGGGCTACAGCTTCAGCTCTACCTCTAGCGTGG